CTGGAATAGAAGATTTAGAGTTTATTAATAAATTAAGATTAGAGGATACAATAATAAGTCAGGATATAGTTGGGATAATTGCGAGTATAATAATATCAGATAGTTTTTCAGTAGAAGAAAAGGTTAATTTATTGAGTAGGATTTTAATATTAGATACAGGACAGACAGAGGAGATAATAAGGTCTTTAATCGGTGTTTATATAAAAGATTATTTTTCATCTGATGAAATTATTGATATATTAAAGGAATTAAAAATTAACATATCAGATACAGGTTCAGCAAATGAATTATTGAGTATATTAGCAAAGATAGCAATTGAAGATACAGTAGATGGACAAGAAGCGATTAACATATTAAACAAGTTAATAATTGAAGATACTGGAAGCGGTGATGAAACAGTTAAACAGGTAATTAGTTTCTTTTTATCAGACAATGGAATTGGATCTGAATCAATTAACATTTTAGCTAAAATAATAGTTGGAGAGAACGGCATATCAGAAGAAGCAATAAAGTTACTTGTTAAATTGTCAGTATCAGATATAATAGAATCGGAAGAAGCAGTAGCAGTTTTAAGTCGCATAGTAATCAATGATGAAGGAGAAGGCAAAGATGTTGCTAATCTTATTATTAAGATAATTGTATCAGATGCAATAACAGAAATTGAAAATGTTATTTTGAAAAATGGTATATTTGTAGCAGATCAGACACAAGCATTAGACGAGATTAAAGTATTATCAAAGATATTTATAGATGACTACCTTGCCTCAGAAGAAGTAATTGATATAACTAAGAATATCTATGTTAAAATGATTGATTCAGGAGTTTCTCAGGAGGCGATTGATATAGTTATATTCAAATTCATATCAATAATTGATTCAGCTGAAGCAAAAGAAAGATTGAAAGCAAGATGGGAGAATTGGCTATGTCAAACTTATAAAGACAGGGCATCTCCTTATAGAGACAAAGAATCACCTTATAAGAAGTGTTAAAATAAAAAAAATGAAAGGATACACAACAGTAGAACAAATAGAAAACTACTTATTAATAGATATAGATTTAGGCTTCTATGACCAGATAGAAAAATGGATTGAGTCAGCAGAAGACTATATTGAGAAGGAAACAGGAAGAGTTTTTATAGCGGATGAAACAGCAAGCGTAAAACTCTACGATGGTAATGGAGAAGGAGTTTTGTTCATAGATGACGCAGTTGAGATTGTAAGTGTAAAAATTAACGGAGTAGAAGTAGAGTTTTATCCTTATCCTGTTAATAATACTCCGATTACAAAGATAGCAATTACAGAGAAGTTCACAAAAGGGAGACAGAACATAGAAGTAAAAGCTAAATGGGGATATTCAAAAGAAGTCCCACACGCAATAAGACAAGTAGCAACTATACTTGTAGCGGGAATGATTGAAAGAGGTCTCAATGTTAAGGGAGAGATGAAATCAATATCATTAGGGCAATATAGTGCGACTTTTGAGGATGTTGTTAAGAACAAAGAGAGAGAAACATTTGATATGTTAAAAAAATACAAAAGATACTCGTTAACAAACATATGATAGAGATATTCTTAACAAAAAAAGTAGACATTTACAGATTATCAGAAGAATCAGGTGATATGGAAGAATACACAAAGATATATTCTAATATCCCTTTTCATATCCAGCCATTAGATGATTCATTTGGAGAGGATTTATCTGGGACAAGAGGTAAGGATTTTATGGCGGCAACAAAATTGCTTGATGTTCAAGAATATGATAAAATAATAGAAGGAAATAACGAATACATAGTAGCAGGTGTTTCAAAGATGGATTTTATGGGAGAGAAGCATCTACAACTAAGAATTAAATTACAAGAAAAAAATGGAGCCTAGTATAGTATTCACAATAGATTTAAGAAACTCACAGGAGTTCATAGATGCGTTATACAGATTTCCTGGCGATATAGATAAGGCGATTTATGAAGCACTAAATGAAGTAATGGATAACATCCTAAAGAGAGCAAAACAGAACGCCCCAGTTGATACAGGAAGATTAAGAGCAGATATTAAAAAAGAAGTTAATCAGAAAAAACTAAGTGGAGTAATTTGGAACGATGTAAAATACGCAATCTATGTTCACGAGGGGCATAGAACTAAAAGTAAATACATAGAAAGGGCAATATATAATAATCAAAAAGCAATTCAGGATAGGATGCAGAAGAAATTAGAATTGTTAACAAAAAGAGGACTGATATGATTCAAACGATATTCAACAAAATAAAAGAACAACTGGAAACACTTAGTTATATTAAGGGAGTTTATGAATATCCTCAGAACAATCCTACTGGCTATCCTTACTGCTTCTTAGAGTGGATTCAAAATGAATCAGAAGTATTGAATAATGAAGCAGATAGAATTATAATAATATACAAAATAACAACAGTTCAGGAAAAGATAGAGGAATTGAAGGGCAGAGAAGATGCGGAAAAGACGATTATGAATAGACAATGGCAGTTAGAAAAACTATTTAGAGATAATAATAACTTACAATTAGATTGCGTATTAAGAATAGAGCCAATACAATCAATTAAAAGTTATCAAAATGAAAGAATAGTAACAGAAACAACATTGAGAGTTCAAGCAATAAGTAGCGTTAATTATAAATAAAAAAATATGACACACATAGGAAGAAAAAGAAAAATTGGCATCGCAATAGAAGATGTTGCGGGCACAATTAAAACACCAACAATGCAGATTCAATTTTTGGAGTTTACATTAGAGCCAAGACATACTCCAATTGGTGATGTTTCTGCGAAAGGAACAAGGATGGAGCAAGGTTGCGGTTCAGTAGAAGGAAAGAAGTGGGGAGAAGGTTCTATACAAACAGTATTGAATCCTAAAACATCTCCACTTTTATTAGCATTAGCATTAGGCGATATATCTTCAGCACCATCAGGAGTAAACTATAAGCACACAATCAAAAGAGGTGAAGGCGATGCTTTAACAGCATCAATATATGTTGACAACATCGCTAAAGAAGAAATATATGCTAATGCGGTGGTTAATAATTTAGAGATAGCATTTGCTGATGATGTAGCAAGCATTAACGCAAGTATATTATCTAAATATCCAGTAGAAGAAACAGCCACATTAGATGAAGAAACAAAATGTCCACTTCTTTACACATTTGCTAACGCAACAGTAAAGATTGGAGATGTTGTAGCTAAGGTTAGAGATTTCAGTTTATCAATATCAAACAACGCAGAATTGATATATACTCCAAGCGATAATAATGTATCTAAAATAATTTGGAAGTCATTAAATATTAGTGGGTCTATATCAATGCTATTTGAAGACACAACAATACTTGATTGTTATGAAAGTCTGACAAAGAAAAAAATGGAGATTGTATTTTCTAATAGCACTAATGATTCTATTAAAATTACAATTCCAAGTTTTAGAGTTGATAATTGGGCTAAATCAGGTGGTAATGACGATATTATCCACGAAGAGTTTGACTTTGTAGTAGAGGATAGTATCAATAATGAGCCAATTACAATAGAGGTTATCAATCAAGTTGAGCAATATATTAATGAAGAAAGCTAATAAATAAATAAAAGTATGAAAATTGTTACACCAATAAAACAACACAAAGTAGAACTTAAAGACTGGATAACTGGCAGAGAACAGCAAGAAATTAAGAAGCCAATTACAGATGTAATGATGAAGATAACTTCTAAAGGAGAATCTTCAACAGAGATAAATATCGGAGAAGCACAAAGAAAGTCAACAGAGAAAGCAATAGAATTTGTAGTGGTCTCAATTGATGATGATAAGAAAGATATTCTAAACAGAGTATATGATATGCCAAGCAAGGACTATGATTTTGTTATAAAGAAAGTTGATGAAATTGTTACAGGAGAGGATTTTCAGCAAGCCGAATAGATTCTAAGAGGTGGTATAGATTAGGCAAGTTAACTGAGCCGATGAAGATTGTAACGATATGCGAACTATTTGGCTGGGATTATCAAACATACTTGAATCAGCCGATTTGGTTTATCCAGACAATCATAGACAAGATGGAAATTGATAATGAAAGGATTAAGAAGATAAAAAAT